ACGGCAGCTTGCATCAGATTGCCCATGCTGAGTTTGGACTGTGTATCCATAAATTCGGCGCCGCCGTAGCTGTTCTTCGAGTATTTGATCAAACTGAGCGTTTTCTTCACCAGCGTCATATAGCCGCTAGGCGGAAATTCCACAACGTCCGTTTCGAGTGTGACTTGTTTCGGGTACTTGATGTATTTGAGTTGATACTCCCCTGCTTGCAAAGGTTGTGACGCAGCGGAAAATCCCCGGATATGAATTTCCTGATTCTCCGCTTCTCTCCACCAACCCAAAGGCGCATCGTCAGCCGTCCGCTTCGGTACTGGTTTTCCGTTCGGGCCGAAAATCATGAGCGGTTCAAACATATTCGTAATGTCCGCCCCGTTCTGCTGAAACGTCACATATCCATCGGCTGAGATGGTTTTCGTGTCGCTGTACTTCACCTGGTTGGCGAGTCGGGCGAGTTCCCACATCGCAAGGTTCATGTAGTAGAAGATGTACGTGTTCTGCGAATCGGTGTCGGATCCGAGGTCTTCTATATCCATCTCTCCAAGTTTGCGGATGATGGAGGCAAGCTGCCCCGCGTTGTACAGATTCGGCATGGGATCACTTCCTTACCGGTTTGAAGATGCGATAACCGTTTTGCACGCAAAAGTTGTAGATGGTTTCGCTGTTCATAGCCTGTGAAATATTCTCGGCGGTGACGATGGGTGTCAAGATCAGATTCCCGTGTTCGTCTCGCGCTTCCTCAAGCGGGTTGTCGTTCGTGGAGACGGAGAATTGGAATTGTTTCATCGGATTTGCCCCACCTTCCGAACGGACCGCTGCCTGTTCTTTCGCTCCATATCCGCTTGGAAACGCGCTCTGCCTTCGTCCCACATGGCGAAATAGCGATCTCTCAAGGCGTTGCTTACGCCTTCCACGCCAGGTAAAGACAGAATCATGGCCGCCGCATACGCCGCAAGAATCTCATGGTATTGCGGATCAATATCGGGGATATCCTCGTCGTTTTTGAGTTCCGACGGAAACTTGTAGTAATAAAAGTTCAACGTCACGTTTTGAGTTGGCGTTGGTTTGATAATGATTTCCCCGTTCCAGATCGAATATCCGTATGAGATTTCTTCCGGCGGCACAAGGTCATAGATGTGAATGGGACAATCCAGCGTTCCCTCCATCAACGCTCTTGGCGACTTGTAATCGGTCGGCAGCGGATAATTCGCTGTTCCTGCGGTGACATTGATCGAGGTTTCCGCTTCCAGTTTCGCTTCCGTGGCGATAATGTTCAACGCATCGTTGACCAAATCCGTCATGTGAAACGTGTCGTTGTAGATATGGTTGGTCATGCGGAAGATTCGCGTTTTCAGATCGGCCAAATTCACAGGATCACCGCCTTTATTCGATGGATCGGCTTGGTTTCATGCGGAAACTGGACAAGATGTTGTCGGCCAAATCGTGCGCCATATCACTGATTTTCTTTTCCTGATGACGTTCTCTCTTGTCAAACTCACGGTCAAGATATTTAAATACGTTAAATCCGGTTTTCGGATGGATTTGCATGTATCGTGTGACCGTCCGATGATCCAATTGGCCATGCGGGACGGTAAAAGCAATATACTCCTCGTTATTTCGGGGATCGAAACAAATGATCCGATGAAGTCCGCGTCTTTCGTCAAAATCGATTCGGCGGAAAAGCGTGGGGTCGTAGTCTCTCAATCGTTCTTCGATGTAGTAAATATCGTATTTTGCCATAATGTCCCTCCTAAAAGAAAAGGGAGGGGAAAACCCCTCCCGTTATACTGCATAACCGCTCGGTTCCGTCAAATCGGCCAATTCCGTGTGTGCGTTCCGTCTGTACGTCACCAGCGTTTCGTAGCAATACATGTCAGCCTGATACTTGTCATACCCCGGCACCGGATGCAAGACAGCGCCTTTGTCGTCTTCGCGCCATTCGAAGTCGGACAACTGGTACAAGTCGATTTCGTCCATGTCGAGGAAATACATCCGGTTGGACTCGTGGTAACGGTCAACGACAATCGGGCGACCGTCATATTCCAGCGTTTTATAGCCGCCTTCCAGTTCCATCGGATTGACGATCCGCACCTGATTTTGCAGCAGCGCTTCATAAGCCGCACGCACGCCATAGCTGGCCGTGATCATGTCGATATTGCCGCCCTTCAGTTCGGACAGGTCAATGGATTGCCGCATCAGTTGTTGAGACAAAGCCCTCGGCGTGCCGTTGTTATGAACGCGATTTGCTTTCCACCACGTATCTACCGAAGGGTCGATTCCTTGCAAGGGGAGCGTCGTGCTGACGATGCCGCCCAGTCCCATTGCCTCAACGTTATAGTCACCAGATACCACGGCGATGTCGGTATTTTCCGTCGTTACCGGCGCGCCGGAAATCGTGATCGTTTTGTTGACTTCATCGATGGCTGTGATTTGTCGGCCACTCACAGACACCGTACCTCCGGTTTGGACAATATCAATCAACATGCCGACTTGGAAATATTTGATCTTGTCCACCGCCAGCGTATTGGTGTTGGAGTTAGCGTCAAACGTGGCCAGTTTCCCGGTTCCGTCGCCAAAAAGGGCACGCGCACGTTGGTCTTTCAGGTCGCGCAGCAGCCCTTTCATTTCGGATTCCACTGCCCGGATAAACGCACCTTTGTCGTTTCTCATCGCCTTGATCGTCGGTCCGGTGATTTCGATAGAACCGTACAGGTAACGAACGGTCCCCGTCGATTCCTTATAGCGTTGATGTCCGGCGGTCGGGAGGGCCGCACCCTCTGCCCGGTATCCAACGCCGTTGTTCCGGCCATAGTGCAGCGGTACATAGAATCGTTTACCGGTGGCCTCTTGCTTCTTTGCTACGAGTTTTTGGATCACAAGATTCGTGTTGTTCAGTTGATCCCTTACCGGCGGCAAATAGTCCTCTTTCAGTACCGCCGATGCTGCGGTCAAGTCAAATGCCATGCTATCATCCTCCAAATCGTTGTAGTGCTCGTTGTCTGGCTTCCGCAAAGGTCTTGGGCGTGCCCGGCAGCGCTTGACCGGAGGCTTTGGCTCCTTCCACTTTCGGAATCGATCCTTTGGCGGAAAGAAACTCTTTGACAGCCTCTTTTTTGGCATTTTCGATCTGCTTTTCCAGCAGTTCGGCTTTCATGGCTTTGAACGCCGTTTCCGGGTTGGACACCCCGTTGTCGTGCATGAATTTCCATAACTCCATGTGGTCAAGTGGTTTGCCGTCAAGCTCCTTGTCCTTGCAGAAGTCCTTCAACATCTGTTCGAATTGAATTAATTGCTGTTGCTGCTGCTGTTGTTGTTCGACTTGTTGTTTCCAGGCTTTGAGTTCTTCCAGTTCCCTGAGTCGTTGCAATTCCTCGACCGTCATGTTCTGCTTTTCGGCCTGTTCTTGCAATTCTGCGAGTTCCAGTTGTTCCTTGAGGAAATTCACGTCATGGATGTTGTTGACTCGCATCAGGAATTCGAGCGCTTTTTTGGATATATCGTAGTCCTTGTATTTTTCCAGTTCCTTTTGACGCTCGGATTCCCATTTTTCGCGTTCTGCGGCAAGACGTTTGGCGAACGCCTTTTCGAAGTTGCTCTCCTTGCTCGGCTCGGCGGCAGCCGGTACTTCAACGCCCGTTTCAGCAGGAGTTTCGGTTTGTTCCCCGGCGGCGGGAACGCCTTCTACGCCCGATTGAGTTTCCATAACTTGATCTTCCATTGGTAAATCCTCCTTGTCGCAAGGCGGCTGCGACTTATTCAACGCCCTCGATATTATGAGAATGGGCTACCGAAGTCTCATCAGTAGCCCAATAAAAAAGCACCCTAAATGGATGCCTTTGACCAGTATTTGATTTCTGCTTGTTTTCGTGCTTCTATTGCTTCTGACAACGTTTTGAAAGTTCCAACATATATGCTTTTGTCTTTTACAGTTATTTTGACTCTCCAGTTTTTAAACTTTTCAATCCACAAAACACCTGGGTATCCTGAAATATTTCGTTGGTCTAATCTTTTGTTTCTTTCCTGCTCTGATTCTGTAACCCATCTACAATTTACAGGTTCATAGTCACCATTAACATCTATTCGATCAATACTGTGGTTTGGTGAAGGGCGTTCGCCCATATCCTCCAAGAAGTTTTCGAAGCTATTACGCCACCTATCACACACCTTTATTCCTCTACCGCCATAATGGTGGTAACTTTTATCTTTTGGATCGTGGCATCTCCGTATCATATTCCACCAGGTATAGTATTCCGGCGTTTTTGATTTACCTCCCTGCGAACGAACATACCGTTCGCAGCCACAAGATTTTGTGTTACCCTTTTTCAAATTACTTCCTTCAATGACTTTTTCTGTTCCACAATCACAAACGCAAAGCCACATTGATTTATTTCTTTTGTTCAGAGAATGAAACCTAATTACCGTTAACATTCCAAACTTTTGTCCTGAAATATCGACAACTTGCCCCACATGAACTACCTCCCAAGTAGTTTTCCCATATGTATTAAGGGCAGGGAGTGGGATGCTCCTTTTCGTCTGGCCGGACTAGCCCTCAGAAATATTATACCATTTTCGCGTTTTCAACGCCCGAACGAATAAGAGAATAGGCCGCGGAGTCTCACCCACGGCCTGTTATTATAAAACATACGATCTTCGTTAGTTTAATAAGGTCAAGGCAGTTTCCCTTGATCTCGCAACCATGCGAAAAACAGTTTCAAACCTTCACTTTCCGTTGCGTCGATCATTTCTGTTGCATTTGCGTATTGCCCAAAATGTTCATTAAGGAAATCTATTGAGATCATACCTTCTATCCACGTTCCATTTACCGTTTTGGCGGCATAAGGGTTAATTGCATATCCTTCGTCAACTTGATCTAAAATGTCATAAAAATTCATCTTACACCACTCCTCGTCTTGAGAGTTTAACAAGTTTTACTGATACGGTAACTTCTGATCCTCCTTGGTTTTCAAAGGAAAATTTAGCTGTTGCACAAAAAGGCGTGTACAATTTAGACCATATGTTTCTTGAAGCATTTGGATAAGAGTACGGAAACTGGTCATCTTTTCCTTGTATTTGTGTTCCATCATATGCCAACAAAATTGCCGCGTATCCAATCGACATGTTTTGCTGAAATACACCTATTCTGTAATTTGTATTAACGGTATTTTCATAAATGACCCGAAAAAAATCACAGTCGGTCATATTTACGGATGATTGGTATATTGTACTTCCCGGTGTCACTGTTATGTTGTTTATGAGCACGGTCTCTTTAACATTACTCCCCGTTAGTTTTACAGGCATATACTTACCCGTGCTTTCCATAGCTGCGCCGTCAACCGAAGTAATGCCAACATTACTTACCGTAACGTTATCGACACTGAGGTTAGCGTCAACCTTCAAGCGGTCGCCGTTAACGCCGACTTTTTCCCCAGAAGGTCCGGTAATGACAAATTCATCCCGGATCGACCCATCTGTTTGATTGACTTTCATTGTCTAGCACCTCGCATTTGCAATGCGGTTTGTTGCTTGATCAATTCACGTTCCAACGTGTTCGCGTGATCCTGCTGTTTCATCTCCATCTGCCGTCTGTGTTGCGCCTCTGCTTGCTCCGCTTGCGCCTGCATCTGCGCCATTTGCATTTGTTGTTGCGCGATTTGAGGGGCCATCAGGTATTGCTCATGCTCGGCACAATGCTGGTCGATGATCGCTTGCAATTCCGGCGGCAAACCGTCGTAGTAATTGCCTTTTCGGAATCGGTTGTGCATCTCCAAATGCGTCTGATGGTCGTAGAAATCACGCACAACCGGCAATTTCACCGGCGGTTGCGGTGGAGGAGGCGGCATTCCCCCGGCCATTTGAATTTGCTGTGCGGCAAGTTGGTACTGTTGCATCACGGCTTGGTATTCCATGATGGCTTG